GTTGTAACAATTGACGCAGAAGTTTCTGAAAAGGTTGAGTCTAGTGAAGACGCCTTGGAAAAGCTTTTCGTAGATGCCCTCATGGGTAGACGTAAACTCTAATTATCAAATTATAAGGAGATATAAAAAATGAGTTTAGCAAAATTCCGCAAGGTAGGTACAAAGACTGGTTCAGGTCGCTTTGTAGTTTCTGAGGGCATTGCTCCAGCAGCTTACTTGCTTCCACACCCAGGTCTTCCAACTTGGTATCTCGACAGTGAAGATGATCGTTTTGAGATTGTCATCACCAAGGGTACCATTCTTTCAGTTGTTGCAGATGCCAATGGCGATGCAAGAATTGTTCCAGCTAACGGAACGGGCTCATCAAAGAGCTGGGGTGACACAACCGCAAATTGGGATCCACTAAATGGTGCGACTCCAAACTACAGCTCAGGTGCAACTGACACTGTTTCCGTTCCAGCTAGATCAGTCCCAATCGGCGTTGCTCAGTATGACCTCTATCGTCCATTCGATAAGGGTACTTCACAGGGCGCTGGTTTCATTACTCACGGATATGTTGAGTACCCATCAGTTACTGGTGTAAATGACGCTGTCGCAGTTGGCGATCTTGTCGCACCAGATGCAATGGGTCGCCCAGTTGTACTTTCAGCAGGCGATGCAGGCACATATCCATGGTTGCAAGTTGGTAAGGTTATCGAGGTTGAGAAGTTTGCTACAAACTTTGATGACGGCCTCCTTTCTTACATGCAACTTCCATCAGATCCAGGTGCACTTAAGACAGTGTACGAGCTTACCCGTGCAGGAGCCTTCTCAGGCAAGCTAGGTATTCGTTCCAACCTGGATGTACACAATGTCACTGGCGCATTCCGCGTCAACTTGACAATATAAAAAAAGATAACAGGAGGAATAATCCTAAGATGAGTAAGACAATCCAAGAACTCCTCTCAGGTCTCCCAGCTTGGGAAACCGCATTGGCTGAGGACGGGTACATCGACGGAGACAACAGAGTAACGATTAAGGAAGCTTTTGCATCACCAGATGCAGCAGCGTTGTTCCCCAAGGTTATCTCTCGTACTCTGAAGGAAGCCGCAGAGCCACAACTACTTGTGACTCCACTTCTTTCAACAGTTCGCCTTGGCAAGGGGCGCTCCTTGGAGTTTCCAGCAGTCAACGCAATCCAAGCCGCAGAGATTCCTGAAGGTCAGGAATACCCAGAGCAAGCACTAGCCTTCGCAAAGCAGGTTGAGGGCAAAGTTTCAAAGAAAGGTGTCAAGTTAGCTTTCACTGAGGAAGTTATCGCAGACTCACTTTGGGACATTGTCGGTCTTCATGTCCGCGCAGCAGGCCGTGCCATGGCTCGTCTCAAGGAGCAGATTGCACTAAGCCGTTTCAAAGATGCTGCAACAATCGTCTTTGACAACGACAGTGGTTCATACGATGACACAACCGGTAAGGACATTGATGGCGTTGCCAACAAGACCGTTACCTGGGATGACATCGTTGACATGGCTGCTGTATTAATGGCTGAAAATCATGTTCCAACTGACTTCATTCTACACCCACTCATGTGGTCGCTATTCCTCAAGGATAGCATCTTCCACGCAGGTGGTGCAGCTTCTGCAGTCGGTACCAGCTGGGGCTATCGCCCACAGTCACCAGAGGGCGCACTCAATGCAACCGCTCCAATGGGTCTCAATGTGCTAGTTTCTCCATTCGTAAGCTTTACCGCTAAGAATGGTGCAACCCCAGCCAAGTCAGACCTCTTCCTCATTGACCGCAACGAAGTGGGAACACTTCTTGTTAAGGATGACATGAGCACCGATCAGTTTGATGATCCAAGCCGTGACATTCGTTCAATGAAGATGAAAGAGCGTTACGACATCGTGATGCTCGGTGATGGTGAAGGTATCACAGTTGCCAAGAATGTCAGACTCGCTCGTAACTACGAGGTTTCTGTCACCAACAACATCGGTAACTAATCAAAGCCTTAGGGTTGTTATAGTTACG